CTTCGAGCAAGCAAAAGATCTTACAAATTACCTAGTAGTGGGGTTGAACACGGAAGAATGGTTGACTAAGAAGAAAGGACAATACTTCATGTCATGGAAAGAACGTGCAGAGATCATTCGACATTTAGATGTTGTTGATGCCGTGATCACAGTAGAAGATGATGAACACGGTTCTGCCTGCCATGCAATCGAAAGATGTTTAGAGATTGCACAAACTGTAGTCTTTGCCAATGGTGGAGACAGAGGATCAGATAACACACCAGAGATGGATAAGTTTGGTAATGATCCTAGAGTTGAAATGGAGTTCGGTGTCGGAGGAACTGATAAGAAAAATAGTAGTTCATGGTTGCTTCATAACTACTTTGAGAGACAACGAAAAATTGTAGGTATCTAATGAATAACATAGGATTAGAAGTTGTATTCTGGACAGTATTGTCAATGTATCTTTTAGTCAGACTTGGAGTTTTCAAGAAATGAATTGCTGGCATTGTAATACTGAACTTATATGGGGAGGGGACAATGATTGTCCCTTTGCAGAGGAGTATAGTTTCGTAACTAATCTCCACTGCCCTAAGTGTGAATCTTACGTTGAAGTTTATTATCCAAAGAGAGATGAGTGACATATCTTGGGAAGGGTTTGAATTACCCAATCTCCCATTGTATAGAACTAAACTTAATGATAAGTGGATGACTTATCTTTGGTCTGTGGTTAAACAGGCGGAGAAGGATAATGTCAACAACAGTAACGATTACAGTTATAGACTTGCTGGAAATATATCTGGCAGTTTGGGATTGAAAGATGTAGATCATGTATTCAAAAATGAAGTTGTAGGTCCTTTGACACAACAACTATTGGATGAAGACCCAAAGCATTACTTTCCTCCCATAGATCTTGACCCACGTTTAGATCTGAAGTATAAACCAGAATTTAGATTGAATTGGTGGGTAAACTACCAATATGCAACTGAGTTCAATCCAGAACATGCTCACACAGGCATCACATCATTTGTGATCTGGATGAAGATCCCCACACATTATAAGGATCAACACAACCTACCGTTCCATTCCAATGCTGCATCTGATTTTCAGTTTACATACAATGATATTCTAGGGAATACTGTTGAGTATCCCATCTTCATGAGTCCAGAAATGGAAGGCACATTGATGTTATTCCCTTCGAGTTTGCATCATCAAGTGTATCCATTCTATAACACAGATGAACCAAGAATATCAATCGCTGGTAATTTATTGTGGTCCATGGTAGAATTATAATAGAAGTGAATCATTATGGATTTTTTAAAAGAAATAGTTAAAGAGATAGGAGATGAGTACACCCAACTCGCCTCAGAGGCAGAATCCACTGAAGAATATGTGGACACAGGTTCGTACATTTTTAACGGGCTTGTATCAGGCAGTATATTTGGTGGTGTATCTAGGAACAAGATTACTGCTATTGCTGGCGAAAGCTCTACTGGAAAGACTTTTTTCAGCCTCGCTGTCGTTAAAAATTTCCTTGACAGTAACCCTGATGGGTATTGTCTATATTTTGATACTGAAGCTGCTGTCAACAGGGGACTTCTTGAGTCTAGAGGAATTGATCTCGAAAGGCTCGTGGTTGTCAATGTGGTAACCATTGAGGAGTTTAGATCAAAGGCACTTAGAGCAGTTGATATATACCTCAAGACAGATGAAGACAAACGTAAACCTTGTATGTTTGTTCTAGATTCTCTAGGTATGCTTTCCACAGAGAAAGAAATTACAGATGCCTTGAATGATAAACAAGTTCGTGACATGACCAAATCACAACTTGTCAAAGGTGCGTTCCGTATGCTTACCTTGAAACTTGGTCAAGCAAACATCCCACTTATAGTTACAAATCACACCTATGATGTCATCGGATCATACGTTCCCACCAAAGAAATGGGCGGAGGCAGCGGTCTCAAGTATGCAGCAAGCACGATCATTTATCTCAGCAAAGCTAAAGAAAAGGAAGGAACAGAAGTCGTTGGAAATATTATTAAAGCTAAGACAGCAAAGTCGCGTCTGAGTAAAGAAAATAAGGAAGTCAAGATCAGACTTTACTATGATGAACGTGGATTGGATAGATATTATGGTCTCTTAGAACTTGGCGAACTTGGAGGACTTTGGAAGAATGTCGCAGGCAGATACGAAATCGACGGCAAAAAAGTCTACGCAAAGAAAATATTGGCTTCCCCCGAAGAATATTTCACTGACGAGGTTATGGCAAAGTTGGAGGAGATTGCAGGGGAGACCTTTAGCTATGGATAAATTCATCAAGACCTATGAGGTTTTTGATGAAACACTATGCCAATCTATTATAGAAATATTTGAAACCTCTCAACAACAGAGGGTAGACAATGCTGGTGTGCCTAACTTTACTCAGGTCAATATAAACTCTAGTGGTAAGTATGGTAAGTTCGTAAAGTTATTGTGTTATAAAACTGTAGATATTTTAAAGAAATATAAGAAAGATCTGCCAGAATATATTGAGTGGTTTCCTGATAAGTTTTACTTTGAAGAGTTTAGAATCAAAAAATATAATCCAGGCAAAGTAGATCAGTTTGGATTGCATACTGATGTTCAAGATCATATGACTGCGAAGAGATATCTTGCTTTCCTATTCTATCTTAATGATGATTTTGTAGGAGGAGAGACTGATTTTCCTTACAATGAATTGACAGTTACGCCTGAAACTGGTAAAGTGTTAGTATTCCCTCCTACATGGCAGTATCCACATAGAGGATTGCATGTCAAGGGCGGATCACCAAAGTATATCATGAGTACATATCTTCATTATCAATGATTGAAACTATTGAAAATACCATCATCAAGAATCTTATCTGTAATGAGGAATATACTAGGAAGGTTCTTCCTTTCTTAAAACCAGATTACTTTGACAAAGCACATGAGAAGATAATCTTTGATGAGTGTGCTAAGTTTATTGTACAGTATGATAAATGTCCTACTATAGAGATTCTTTCTATTGAATGTGAGAAGAGGAAAGATATTAATGATGATACTTACAAAGAAATTCTAGATTATCTCAATCAAACAAGTCAGACTGAAGAGAACGTAGATGATTGGCTGATAGATACTACAGAGAAATGGTGTAAAGAAAGAGCAATCTATCTTGCACTGGTCGAAAGTATCTCTATTGCAGATGGACATGATATCAAGAAAGGTGTTGATGCTATCCCTGCTATCCTATCAGATGCACTTGCTGTTGGGTTTGATAATCATGTTGGACACGATTACCTAGAAGACTATGAGGAGAGATTTGACTTCTACCACAAGAAGGAGGACAGAATCGAGTTTGACCTCGAATTTTTCAACAAGATTACAAAGGGTGGCCTTCCAAATAAAACACTCAATATTGCTCTCGCTGGCACTGGTGTTGGTAAGTCTTTGTTTATGTGTCATGTCGCAAGCAGTGTGTTACTCCAAGGCAAGAACGTATTATACATCACGCTTGAGATGGCTGAGGAGAAAATTGCTGAGAGAATTGATGCTAATCTTCTAAACATTCCTGTACAACAGTTGACGGATATTCCTCGTCAGATGTTTGAGAGTAAAGTTACTAAACTATCAGAGAAAACTCAAGGTAGTCTTATCATCAAAGAATATCCTACTGCTGCTGCACACTCAGGACATTTCAAAGGTTTGTTGAATGAACTTGCACTCAAGAAATCTTTCAAACCACATATCATTTTCATTGACTACTTAAATATATGTGCATCCTCTCGTTATAGAGCTGGTTCCAATGTCAACTCATACTCCTACATCAAAGCAATCGCTGAAGAACTTAGAGGTCTTGCAGTCGAAACAGATGTCCCTATCGTATCAGCGACTCAAACCACTCGTAGTGGGTATTCTAACAGTGACGTTGATCTTACAGATACCTCTGAGTCATTCGGTCTTCCCGCTACTGCCGACCTTATGTTTGCTCTTATTTCTACAGAAGAATTAGAGGAAGTAAATCAGATCATGGTCAAACAGTTGAAGAATAGATATAATGATCTGAACAGAAACAAGAGATTTGTGATTGGTATTGACCGTGCAAAGATGAAACTATATGACTGTGACCAGAGTGCTCAAGATGATATAGTTGACAGTGGACAAGAAGAAGAGTATAATAATGACGAATCTAAAAAGATTAAAAACAAGTTCGCAAAGTTGACATTCTAATGACTATTGATTTTAAAAGGTACGAAACATTCGTAGATGCCGTAACCTCTGACGCTTCAAAGGACTTTGTTAATCTCGCTGACCG